GGTGATACCACCCACCAGTATGGAGTTGGGATATTTGATCGTTGGCTATTGGTACAATTTCATTTCTTTTGCACCAAGAAAAGTCAAACATCAGGAGTTATAGTTATACACAGAGGTGGAAAGGCTATAGAGGTTGTTTTCGATGAGAATTGTTTGTATACGAATCAAGATTCGGATATGGCACTTTATTATTTGACGAGTCCACAACTACAACCCTTCAAGGATATACGGAACAAGTTTATGTCGAATAAGGATCCGGTTGATCGTAGTGAGATGTTGATAACCATGCACAAGATAGATTCGCCGCATGAGACTCATACGGCTAAATATACTGAACGTGAGGTATATCAGTCGGAGCATGACATGTGGGAGGTTGAGGGTTTTACCTATCCCGGACAATTTGTTGGCGGAGAATGTGGGTCTTTAGTTGTGGCTGCGTCAGGTCCAATGTATGGAAAGATCCTCGGAATACATGTTGCCTCAAGCAAGAGAGGCATTATGGATACTGGTATGTGCAACCGTATATGCAAGGAGGTATTTGATAACTGCAAGATCCGTTCCAAAATTTTTGAGGAAAAGGGGCCTATAGTAGAAATCATGAAGGCCGATTCGAATGATAATGTTGAGAGCGTTCAGCGTGGTCCATTTGTGGGGGGTAAGCGTTCAAGCAAATTGCGTAAATCTAAACTCTATGATAGTTTAACTGAACAAGATATCGTCTCGACCAAGGTTCCGGCAGTGCTGGATAGGGATGATCCGCGCTGGGAGAATGATAAGACACCGCTGTCATACAACTTTTCCAAGACTGCAGATCTAGAAATAGAACCGCTGGACGAAGATTTATCAGATATTGTTGATACTGTAGTTAACAATTTCCAAAATAAGGGTAACTGGGTTGGTCCCCAGCGTGAATATACTATTGAGGAAGCAGTATTTGGCAACGGTTTTGTTAGCTCGATGGAGAATGCCACATCCGCAGGCTACCCTTATAATAAGGGATCAAAAGGAAAGAAGCGATATTTCTCGCTTGAGGACGGGACCATTGAAGATGAGCTGGTCGAACTGGTCAATCTGTTCAGTGATGATATCAAAAGTAGAGACCAGTTGCCCGTAGTAAAGTATCAGGCGTGTTTGAAAGATGAACTTCTAAGTCCTGAGAAGATTAATAAGGGTGCTTCGCGAGTGATATATACTACTCCTATAGATTACCAAGTAGTGACCCGTATGGTTTTTGGCCCGATATTCGCAATGATACATAATTCTTTCCATAGCACATCACAGGCAATTGGAATGAATCAGTATTCCTTGGATATGTATGTAATGAAGGAGTACTTGGATCAGGTCCATCATCGTGGATATTTCGCCGGTGATGGAAAAGAGTTTGACCGGCGCCACAATCCCACAATACAGAAGGCTGCCTATGATGTGCTTTTTAAGTTGGGGCAGAGTTTGCAATTAAATGAGGCGATGATGAATGGTCTCATCCATATATCCAGAAAACCGATTGTGTTGGTTGATGGAAAGGAGTATGTTCTCAAAAATGCCCATTTATCAGGTCACATGTTCACGACTATTGTGAACAGTTTGGTACATGAGATTATGTGGCGGTGGGCCTTCAGAAGGATTTGCCCTGGCCGAGTTTTTGACGATCATGTCAGAGCGAAATTCTTGGGTGATGATAATGTTGTTACGGTGGATCATGGCGTAGTTGATAGATTCAATGATTTGAGCTATGCTAGATGCGTCCGAGAGATTGGGGGTATCTACACCAGTGACGACAAAAAGCGACCGCTCGATGGGATACCTCGAAGGTTTGAGGATATAACCTTCTTGGGTGCGCACCCCATAATGATACGTAAGCGAGGCTGGATAGGGGCGCCAAAGAAGGAGACATTCTATAATACGCTCCATTATACCAGTAATAAAGATCAAACTGTAGAGGCTGAGTGCAAGATGTGGATGGAGCTTTCTTCGCTGTGGGGCAAACATTTTTATGAATTCTTTTGCGCTCGTGTAAATCAAGCTCTTGAGGATAATAAGCATGACAAGCTGCAAGTCAATTTTGAGGCTACTTTAGAGGCCGTTATATGGCGTTGCTGTTTCTTCAAAGATTTGAAGAAGTATTATACTGATTGGAAGGGAGATGGAATAAATGATGACCCAGGTGTTGAGATTATTGAGGATACAGGGATTACTAAATTCAAGCTTCTATCACCACAAGTTGATACGTTAGTGACAGGGGCGGTAAGTCAACGTGAGACTGCAATGAAACAACAGGCTATGACGATGGAATATGGTCTTGGCTCAGCAGTACTCCGTGACCAGGTCGAATGGAGTCCATCGCATGGCAATGGGGAGAGTCTTTATACAAAGTCAGTGCCCTACGGACTGTTGCGATCAGGCAATGAGAACAACTTGCAGAACATGCCATTTCGCAATTTTCTGTTTTTCAGAGGCACTATAAGATTGACCTTTCAGATAAACGCTACGCCTTTTCAACAGGGTTTAGCCGTAGCAGCTTTCCGGATGTTGCGTGAGGATCCTGTGCGATTTCGCTTCGCATTTTCGCTGCCTCATGCTAAGATCGTACCATATGCCAATACCAATGCTACACTGGAGATACCGTTTAGATACGATCGTCAGTATATACATAACAAATACGGATACGACCGGTCATACAAAGATGAATCGTTGGGTAATTTGGATATATATGTGATACAGAGCTTGACTCAGGCAAATGCCACTATTACGGTATTTACGGAGTTTCATGACACCAGTTTTGTGTTACCTCGGCCAATAGAGAATCCATATAGTCCAGGTGAAATGGAAGAATCAGAAGCTGCGGCAAGTATGATCGGTGATGGCGTTTCCTGGTCCAGTAATGTTTATCATGGAGCTGTTGGTGAGGCCTCCACTGAGATTACAGGCATAAACGCTAATGTGCCGGTATCCATGGACAATCCTATTTTGGCCTCAGGGTGTGTGCCGGTATTTCCTGTTTTTGGAGGTATGTCTAAATCAGTTGGAACACACACAACAGTAGGAATGCAACTCTCACCTGCTGCTTTAATACCGGCCAGACCTAATACGTTTGGTAGTAAGGTAAGCGAGACAAATATTGAGTGGTTGTGCAATAAAGAAGTTATGATTGATTCGTATTCATGGAGCACGAGCAGTAGCACGGGAAGTATGTTGGGTAATGTACTGTTATCGCCTTCGCCTTGGGTGACAGGTGATTCTACCAGATATGATCGTACTGCCCGTTGGGTTTGTCCACTGTCCCAATTTGTCATTGACAAGTTCACATTCTGGAGAGCAGATATAGTTATAAAGCTCAGGTTTGTTAAAACCAATTTTCATACAGGAAGGTTAAGAGTCGTATGTGCCTATGGCTCTAATAGGGCCCCTCGGTGGGATAATGCGAGCGGATATATGAATGTTGTAGTGGATGTGTCCAAAGATGATTTGGTCGAAATTGAGTTTCCTTATAACGCTGCCACTGAATTTCTTCGTACGCCTACTGGACCTATGGATCCATACCCCGGCATGACTTCTTGTTATGGGACAGTAGGCTTCTTTGTTCTCAACCGTTTAAGATGCCCTACTAGTGTAGTATCAAGTATAACTGTTATACCGACAGTCGCGGCTAGAAACGTCATTGTCAGTGTGCCGCGGAGTATTGGTGTAGTGAGGATTGATGTGTCCATGTCAGTGCAGTCAATCACCAATATACAGGCGGGCTCGAATGTCGAAGAGGTCGAGCGTGACTTGTCATCGTCACCGGTGATGGTTGGGGATTCGATTGATGACGAGAGTAAGGATGTTGCCGTGGAGATTACAGATACCAATGCGGAAGTTCCAAGGGATGATGGTTCTGGTAACTCCATGTTGCCGCATCGTGTGAATGATTTGATTGAGATTTACCGGCGATTTAGAGATATTACTCCGAAGGTTGCTAGAGTTCCTGATGATGTGCTATTGTTGAGCGGTGCCGGAAAATTTTTTAAATCGGTACGCTGGATACGGAATCGACCAATATGCGAGATCAGTGAAATGTACTCGGGATGGCGTGGTTCTATTAAATACAGAATCTATAACGTGGATGCAGGTGAAAATTCTATGGTGTTATATTTTCCTGTTGGTGATTTGGTCTATGATAAGGATGTTGGAGAACATCCTGAGAGTTTGCTGATATCGTATTTTGGTGGATCAAACCATATAGGCTTCAAGAAAAACAAGAAAGTTTACGTTGCGACCCAAGAATTCGCTACTGATGAGTGCGTTGGAAATGCTCCGATTGAGTATATGTTCACCTCAGGAAGCATGGAATATATTGATGTTACTATACCATACCAAAGCGAGACTGAATTTCTACGTGTGGAGAGGCCGCCTTATGATGCGACTAAAGAACGCAAACCACGAGGCACAGGTTATCTCTTTATTTTGGCCGACAAAGTTGGTGCCAATAGTATGGTCTATCAAGGATTGGGTGATGATTTTGCTTTTGGTGGATTTTGTGCCCCTAAGGATCTAGGCGAGGATTACTTTAAAATGAAAGGAGTGTATAGGAGCTCAGGCGTTCCTTTCTCTATGTATGGCAGACAGACAACAGGCGGTGTATTTGTATAATCATGTTTATGTTGTAGTCTTAAGTGAGCATACCCAAAATGTTGTTCGATTGATAAATCAGACCCCATCAATAG